AACTTATAGGCATTAGGAGTCAGCATGAAAATTTCGTTAAGCACAGCAGACAAGCCCCAGCTAGTTAAAGACCTTGAAAAAGATTTTCCTAAGTTGAAGTTTAAAGGTCCTTATAACGACGGTTCTGAGTGGGAAGCAACGCTGAATATTGACAGTAGCTTGGCAGCGATGCACTACCTTGCACGTTTAGAGCAATTTTTCACAAAGCAAGGTGCTTTCAACAGCCACGCGTTTCAAACTCAATTCTCATTGAGGGTTAAGAGCACTCATATAGGCATAGATTATACTGGTGGCCTTTTGTCAGTCACAGTTGCATCGTAAATTAGGAGAACACAATGTCCAATGTTTCAGCAGATTTACTTCTTCTTTCCGCAATCGCATTTTCCAACAAAGACTACGACCGTGCAGGTGCTCTTTACGCACAGGCATTGAGCACAGACGATTCTGAGCACATGCTGAATTCCTTAAACGAATTCAGTTTGAAAACTGAGTCAAGTGCCGTATCAACTTCGGCCAACTTGGTGCCTAGCTCAAGCTTGTCCAGTATTGCTCGTCAACTAGCAGCTTCCATGAGCTGCGACGAAGACGACGTGTACCCGGACTTGCAGGACGACCCAAATGAAGTCGATGACTTTGAAGAAGCCTCTGACTCCGAAGTAGAAGACCCTGAGTCTCTTCTTGAGTCAAACTCAGGTGACCAAGAAGATTCATTTGACGATGCAGACACCGACTCAACCGCTGACAGCGAAGCAGAGGACGATGACTTTGAACCTGTCAGTGACGATACGTCAGAAGACGACGACTCAGACGAAGGAGGGGAAGTAGAGTCCTCAGCAAAACCTAATCGTTGCCCAGTACAAATTCTATGAAAAACTCAGGTCCTGCACTTACAGTTTTAGACGAGCTTAAGCGCGGGAGCCTTTTAGCACTTTCTCTAAAAGGTGTTCGCGCTGTTTTCGAACAGGAGTTTGGAATAAAGGGCATTGAGATCGTCACAAACGATCAGGCAAAGCAAGAACTCCTTCGTAGGAAGATGACTAGCTATCCATATGGGTACTTTAGTATAACTGACGTTGCACCTGAGAAAGACCGTCAGAACACTAAAGTCATTCAGAGGCATGGATGGAGAGTTGGGACAACTGAAGCAACTTACAGCACGACCAAAAAAGCCTACATGTTTCCTTTACATGTTGGGATTGAGATGAAATACTACGAGAGTGACCCCTACCAAGTGCTGTATTTGGCAGAGGCACTCTCGTTACTTGCTGGTGGGAACGGGTTTATATTCACAATCAAGATTGGCCCTACATTTGAGTTTCAAGTACGTCTTGAATGTCCTGAGAGCGTGTCTATCCCTCTATCAGAAGTAGACAATGCACAGCAGCCTGGCGCAACAGAGCTTGACCTAAACTTTGTTATGAATACGTATGGCGGGTTCTTGCGAGACACAGCTGCCGTAAACAATACTCACCCTGTTGCCGACTATGGTTTTGCTTTCAGCAACAATGCAGGTGAACGAACGTTGACCTTAGTCGACGAAGTCCGTAACGAAACTCCTATTAGGTATTGACCATGCCAAATAAAGCGCTCCCAACCGATAAGTCGGTCCTTACAGAATTTCAGGTAGTAGTAGCCGACATTTACACCAGAAGTAATAAGTTGAAAGGGGCAATGAGTGTTAAAGTCCCTGAATCTGGGTCCTATACTTCGTCTGATTTTACTGTTGCCCATGACCGTCCAACCACATTGACCTCAATTGAACGGTGTATTATTGTCAACAGCTTCCAACCATTTGTTATTGACATTACACGTAGTGGACAGACTACTACTGGAATTCCATGCCAAGGACTGTTTGTACTGTACGGGGCACTTGATAGCGTTAAAGTGTACGGAGTGTCTCCTACTCCAAACTCTACAAATCCCCCACCTGCACGAGTGACTTGCATTTACTCGTAAAACCCTAATTTGCTGTATCAGATTGAAAGGAGTATTTTATGAGTCACGGAAACAATCCAAGTGCAGGCGTGTACGTAAATGAAATTGACTTAAGTCAGTATGTCGTTGCAGCCCCGACTTCTATTGGGGCTATCGTTGGAGCTTCTGCGCGAGGCCCAGTTGGTCAACGTACTTTGGTTACTAGCCAGAAACAGTTTCTTCAGATGTTTGGAGTTCCTGACGCAAGCGACCGCAAACTTCCACAGCAGCCTGTATCTCACTATGCAGATGTAGCTAATAGCTACATGCACTATTGTGCGCTGGCCTTCTTGAATGAAGCAACTCGCTTGTACGTTACTCGCGTTGCTCCCGGTGCTACTTTTGGTGGATTGACCTGCTCGTTCAACCCCACAGGAAATGCACCATTCAACTTTTCGCAGTCGTGGACTTCTGGTCAAGATGATCCAACTATTTACCCGTTTGCTCCAACTGACTTGTTTGCGATTTACGCAGTTGATCCAGGTAAATGGAATAGCGAGTTGTCAATCCAAATTTACCCTGAAACTCAAGTTGACGACGGTACGTTCTATGTAGCTGTCTTCAAATCAGGTGTTGGAATGGCAGTTGAAACTCACAAGGTTTCACTCAACCACGTGGTTGACGGCTATGGAACTCAACGAAACATTCAAGAGTACATCAATAGTCGCTCAATGTACATTCGAGTAGTTCAAAACTACGAGAATGCTGACTTCATGACCAACCCAAATCGCAGGCTAGTCAACTCTCTTAACGCTGGCGGAGCTGGTGGTTCTATGGGAGTTGATTTAGTTGGTGGTGACGACGGATACCAACCGACCATTGGCGACATGATGAATGCATGGGACCTGTACGCAGACCCTGAAGTAGTTGACGTCAATATGTTGATCAACGGGGGCTACGCATTCCCTGCCATTCAGATCAAGATGGCACAACTCTGCCAAGATCGCATGGACTGCGTTGCTATCTTGGACACGCCGTCAACAGAGCAGACGGTGCAGAATGCCCTAAACTATCGCCGTAACACTCTTAATTTGGACAGCTCTTATGCTGCTCTATACTCACCAGATGTGCTGATTCTTGACCAGTACAACGATAAGCGTCTGTATATTCCAATCTCAGGGCACGTTGCTGCTGCTTATGCACGTACTGATCGTGATTGGAACTTGTGGTTTGCTCCTGCTGGTATGAACAGAGGTAAGTTGGACGTGCTAGGTGTTCGTCACATTTACAATCAAGGTGACCGCGACGCACTGTACGAGTCTCAGATTAATGCAGTTCGTGTAATCAACGGTAGTGGGATTAAGATTTGGGGTGCCGACACTATGCAGGTGATGGGCAGTGCCTTGAGCAACATGTCCGTTAGACGGTTGATGATCTTCCTTGAGAAGTCATTGTCGAAAGCAGCTTTGTACAGTTTGTTTGACCCCAATGACCAGATTCTCCGTAACCAGTTGATTGACCTGTGCGAACGTTTCCTACGTCCAATCATGCAAGGTCGTGGTGTTTATGGGTACTACGTTAAGTGTGACGCTGAGAACAACCCGCCAGAAATTATTGCAAATGGCGATTTGATTCTGGACGTTTACATTGATCCTACGTTGCCAGTTAAACGCATCCACTTGACCGCAGTGGTCAACCGTACTGGAAGTCGTGTGACAGGTACCGCAACCAACCAAGGCTAGTATGAAGATTTTCATATCAAGCAGCAACCAGTACCAGCCGAACAATGGTGACGAACTGGCATATACAAACTTAACGGTTCCTGACGTGGACAGTGCAATGGAGGTTGCACTTGCTCTCCCAAAGAAAGCAAAACGTCCAAAGCGGCGTCCACGTGGAACCAATGACGACTTCACTAAAGGCGCAGGATACTTTTATTTAAAGCACTTTGGACATTCAGAATAGCACGTTAACGAAAGGAAAGCGACATGGCAAAACCAAATCTGGGAGCGGTAATCTCCTCTATTGTAGACCCGATGGTAAGTGACAACTTTGACCTGAGCATTTCCTCAGTTCCGGGTGGCGGTGGCAACGTAACACCTCTGCTCATGCAGTGCCAACAAGCAACTAAGCCTGGGATGACTGTTGAGAACGTAGAAGTTGCGTTGTTTGGTCATACTATTGAGTACGCAGGTCGTATGACATTCAGCCATGACCTCAGTGTTACTTATGTGGAAAACCGCAAGGCTGAGATTACCAACTTGCTTGAGGGATGGGCACAGTATATTCGTGAGACACAATCGCAGCATGGTCACTACAAGGCGGACTACATGCGCGACGCTAAACTAACGATCTACGATCAAACTGGTGCAACAGTGAGTACCTACAACATCAAGAACTGCTGGGTTGCTACTGTTCCAGAAGTTCAGTTTGACGGTTCTAGCGCCAACTTGATTACCCTGCAAGCTTCATTCAAGTACGACTGGTACGAAAAGGTTTAATCGTGGCTCTATCTCTCACAAAACTTGCTGAACGCAATCCGATGTTTAGCTTCAAATGGGAATTTGAAGGAAATCTTCCATTTGGAGGTCCAACATCAGACTATGTAGAGAGTGTAGACCTAAATGCCACAAACGTTCAAATAGGAGGTGGCATTTTCAGCGCTGCCTCCTATTTTTACATGCCGATGTTTTCCAACGTGTCGTCCTTTAGCATGACCTTCTTTGAAGATGACGAAGGAACCACCCTAAAGTGGTTGACCTCTTGGAAATCTCGTATCAAAAACTTTGATGACGGGTCTTACTACCTGCCAGCAAACTACAAGTCAGAAATGAAATTTAATCTGTGCAACACTATGGGAACTCCTGTAGTAGCCAGCAGATGCAGTGGAGTGTGGCCAGCTGATACAGGAGCACTGAGCCTAAACTACACTGATAGTGGACGTATAACCATTTCGCAAACATTTAGTTGCGACGACCAAACATTTGAGTAAAGGGAAATCATGAAATTAACTGCAGAATTGCGTCAATCAATAATTGCCAATCCAAAGTACATGAACATTGGTGGTCTTCCTTCTGAGTACATTCCCTACGAATTCAAAGAGTTGTTCATCAGACCCTTTACAGGGGCAGAACTGAAGTTGATTAGCCGTGCAGCAGCAACTCAAGATATTGAGCCTCTGCTTCGCGCAATTGACTTGACGATGGACCAATCAGTGCTTGACCTGACTTTAGGTGACTTTTACTACGTGATGATGTGGCTGCGCACCTACTCATACCCAAAGACTCCGTACATTGTTGAATGGGAATGCCCAGAGATGGTTCGTCGCGGAGTTGGGGCTGACGATAAGCCGGGTGAGATTATTCCCAATGATAGCGACGTCGACCTGAAAGAAGACGAGTACACTGTAGAAGCCTGTGGAACCAGCAACGTCGAAACAATTCATGTCACCCAATTGGAGACTTTGAGTCTTGACGAAGACTTTGTTCTTCCCGAAGGTCTTGATTTCCCAAGAGTTGCAATTCTTAAAGACCTTGAGCAGTATTTGAAGGACCCCGACTATCAGTTTATTATTCCTGCTGCTCAATGGATTCCCGGTGCAACTTTGAAAGATAAGTTGCTTGCACTAGAAGCAACTGAAGACCTTGATCTGTACAGCAGAGCTAACGAAGCGGCGAAAACAATTATTCATGGGGTAAAGGAGCATTCCACTCTAACGTGCCGTAAGTGTAGGTCTAAGCATTACTACCGAGTTGAACTGGAGCCCCTCAGTTTTTTTCTGTAGTGCCGGAACAAAAAATGCTAGACATGCAGTATGAGTTGGTACGGGACAGAGGTTGGTACTTCTCAGAAGACATGCCTAGCATGGACTTGTTATACCTTTACTCCAAGTACAAAAAAGATCGAGAAGCTGCAAAGCCCAAGAGCAACACAGTTAAGATTGGACGTAATCGTATGTCTTAATACCCGGTACAGGAGTTGTCATGTCAGCATGGTTCCAAGATTTTTTAAGAGAGAAGCGTCTCAAGAAAGGTGAAGAAAAGCCTTCGGAACCTTTTGTTAAGCCCAAGCCTACGGAATCTAGTGGTGTACTTGGTGGTATAAAACAGAAGCCTGTCGGTAGTGATGCCGAACAGGCTTCTGTCGCTCCAGAACAACAAAAGCCTGTTGAAGACCTGCGCAAGTACGATATAGATCGTCCGTGGACTCAAGCTCGCAAGCCTGAGAAGAAAGAGAAGGAAGGTACTGACAAGTCTTCTTCTGAAATAAAAGGAGAGGTCAAGGAAGGTGCTGAGAAGACGGTGTCCGCTATAGACGAAATGTCTAATCGGGTGGTGGGATCATTCGAAAGATTTGGTCGTAAGCTCGACAACGTACTGCACAAGCCACGTGAGAAAGCTCCTGAAAATACAGATACAAGTTGGGGTCGTGCTGCCAAGCAAAATACGCTGGCTGCAAAAGAAGAAAAGAAACGAGCATTGGGTAACTCTGCACAAAACAACATGGGACTGCTCGGTCTTCTCATGGGTGGCGGCGGACTGCTGTACGATGGACTGAAGAAACTATTTGGTGGAGATAAGGCACCATCTGCTGCGGACACCTCTAAAGGTGCCGAGAGCGCAGCTGAAGCAGCAGCAAAAGTTAAGGCCACGGTTAAACCTGCGAGTGCTGTTGTTGAAGCTGCTGAGAAAGAAGCACCATCTGTACTAGGTCGAGTATGGAACGGTACTAAGTATGTTGGTTCAAAACTAGGCCAAGGTGCTAAGTATGCAGCAGAAGGAATTGGCGAAAACTTTATAGGTGAAGCTGGAGTCAGAGCAGTAGAGGACGCAGGTTCAAGTGCTTGGCAAGGAACTAAAAATCTAGCTAAAAAAGCTGTCTCTACTAAATTCGGTTCTTCAGTTGCAGATACTTTCGAATCAGGAGTGTCCACCGTTAAGAACGGGTTATCCAGTGTAGCTGACACAGGAAGTGCTGCACTGACTGGAATTAAGTCAAGTGGCAGCGGACTACTTGACAGTTTAGGACTCAACAGTATCTCAGGACTCGCCAAGAACTTGGGACGAGCCGCAGTTCTTGGAGACGCAGGGTACGATCTATATAGCAATCTGTCAGACGACAAGAAGTCAGACTATGATAAGGCAAAAGGCGTTACTCAGACCGGCGGGAGACTAGCGGGTGTTCTAGCTGGTGCACAGGCAGGTGCTGCACTTGGTACTGCAACTGGCGGTGGTTTTGGGGCCGTAGTTGGAGGGATTGGTGGTGGTCTAGTTGGAGGGTTTGCAGGTGAAGAAGCAGTCAATCAAGTTGTCAATCCAGCCCTTGACACATTTAACGAGAAAGTAGTCAACTCCAAGCTTGGTGACGCTATTGGACTTTCTGTATCAGCAGTGCTGTCTCCATTCAACAAGGATGCACGAAACAATCTTGAAAATGCGTATCGAGACAGCATTGCACCTCGCATGGCCGACGCTAATAAGGGGCTGGAAACAGCACTTGGTGGGTTGACCTCAATGTTTGCGTCATTCAGTGACGTCTTCAAAGACTCTATTCACAAGTTGGATAAGACTCTTGACGAAACCACTGAAGGTATTAAATCTGGCGCTACTGGTATCTGGAGTGGTATCAAAGCAGGTGTCCAACAAGTATCTTCTGGATACGACAAAGGTGGTGTTTCTGGAGCATTAGGGTCAATTCCGTCGGCAGTAACAGCAGGTAAGCAGGCGGCTTCGGCTGGGATGGACGCAGCTAGTCAGCACTTTGGAAAAGCAGCTGAAGCTTTTACAGGAATTGGTTCGGTCTCGTCAAAGTTTGAGAGTGGGTCTGGAACGGTAGCGCAAAAAGCTGGAATGGTTGGTGACTCTAAGTACAATCCTTCGTACGGAAGTTATCAGATTGAGAGCAAAAAAGGAACGATGGATCAGTACCTAAAAGGTCTGGACAAGTCGAATCCTGAAATGGCCGCAACACTTCGAGCGGCTGGGCCTGCTGGCTCCGACTCATTTACGGCTGCGTGGAAAGGTCTAGCAAACGATCCAAACAAAAGCCAAGCTTTTGCTGATAGTCAGCACGACTTTATCAAGCAGCAAAAATACGATCCTGCTGCGGCTAAAGCGTCGGCACTTGGGTTCAAAACAGACGACCCTAAAGTGCAGGAAGCCATTTGGAGTGCGTCTGTCCAGCACGGGGGTGTTCAAAAGATTTTGGCAAGCACTGCAAGTGCCAATCCAGACTTTGCCAACATGTCTCCAGAGGACCAAACCAAAGCGCTGTATAAATCACGTGGTGACTACTCATACAATGCACAAGTAAAGGATGGCCGTTCTGACAAAGAAGCTCGTGCAGGTTCGTATGACCGCTATGACAAGGAGCTTAAGAGTGTACTTGCCCTAAAGCAGCCAGACAACACTAAAGTTGCGTCCAAAGACTCAATCAAGTTGGCACAAGCAGATACTTCTGACAGCAGAGGTCTTGACTTTGCGTTCAAGGACAAAGGACCGTATGAATCCAAGCCTGCTGTGGTTGGGGCCGTGCAACCCGGTTCAAGATTGTACCAAGCACCAGCTGATACACCTCGTACCACTTCTATTGGTCAAGTTGACGGTGACTTCCAGTTTAATAAAGCAAGTGTTGGTGCAGTGCAGCCCGGTTCAAGATTGTACCAAGCACCGGCTGACACTCGCGGTTTGCAGGACGCGTTTAAGGACAAAGGACCCTACGAGTCTAAACGTGCTTCTGTGGACGCTGTTGATAAGAGCAGTAGGCTGTACACTCCTAGAACCACTGTAGCTTCGGTACTTCCAGATTCCAACGTGCAGCAAGCGGGGCCAGTAGCTACAGGTAAAGCCGCACCTGTAACAACTGTTGCCGAGAACACTCCACGAGAAGTAACAAACGTTGCTCTTGCCGACACAGGACAAGGACAAGACGGGGGTGGAAGTCAGTACCAAGCACCACAGCAAGCAGGCGGAACAAGCAGTGGACGTCCAGTTCTTAGTGACGTGCCTATCCATATCTCAGACATGGGCCTCGTGCTGCTCAACATCGGGCACTTATAGAAGGTAATCTACAAATGAACTTGACGATTGCTAATGCACGGGACGTTCCTGAATGCTTAGACTCTATTTTAGGGTGGCCTGAGGCTGAGTGGGGGACCGATTGGGCCTTATCACTCAGTAAAGCGTGTCTTGAAACTTGTATGGGACGAAACTTTCCAGTTGTCAACATTGGGCTTATCAACGGAGTTCCAGTTGGAACCTGTTGCTTAGTAGAGAATGACCTTGCAGTGCGCCCTGACCTAAGTCCTTGGGTTGCCGGAGTGTATGTCGAAAGTGGTAGTCGTAAGCTTGGCGTTGGTAAGAAACTTGTTGCGTACACCATGAGCCAAGCACTAGCCTTGGGATTCCACAAACTTTTCTTGTTTGTATGTGACGAGCAACTGCAGAACTTTTATTGTGGTCTGGGCTGGACGTTCTATTGCAAGGAAACCTTTCACGGCAATGAAGTTTATGTCATGAGCTACGCAAATAAAGGAGAAGTTTATGGCAGCAGGTAATTTTGGTAACGCCTCTCCACCAAAAAGCTTTGCACAGAAAGCAAACAACGCGTTGTACACTGTGCAGCTGATAAAGTCAGGGGACCCCAGTGGAGACAACTGGACTATTACTGCAAACATGCCAGAGAAAATAAACTTTGGCATAAGCGCACAATGGGACACTCCATTTGCACGTACCAACCCAGACGGTTCAAGTGCAAAAGCTGCTGCAGCAAATCTGGGGATGAAGATGACGGGGATGACCACCAAGTTTAGGTGGCAGTCGGCCCAAGTTTGGGAAAGTAGCTCGCCATTCAACATTAGCATTCCTTTTGTGCTGACTGCCCAAACAGATGCTGGAACAGATGTTAAAGAAAATTTTAAGCGCATGCTTAAGCTGGTTACTCCCAGCACTATGGGAGGAGAAGATGGACTTCTTATCGCACCCGGACGTACTGTTGTTGGTGGGGCACTGAACGGAACAAAGATTAAGTGCATTGTTGGGATGTTTTTGACTTTGGAGGACGCAGTAGTTAAGAGTGTTAGTGCTGACATGGACTCCATGTTTGACTCGGGAGGCAACCCAATGTCAATGACAGTTTCGGTGGAGCTGGAATCGTTCTGGGCCAGTTTCACAACGTCGGACGTAAATGCTATGTTTTAGTAGGTCGTCAGCATTAAATAAAAATTCTAATTTGGACTACCAAGTGGCGAACAGACTGATCATCTTGTTGATGCCTATACATCATCTAGTCACTTGGTACCAATCACCCTACGTATAGGAGTATCAAATGCTAAATTCAGCAAAACTCAGCCACGACACTAGCTACAACCAAGCAGCCAACTTTAAGTTGGGAGTGCTCCGTCTACACAAGCCTCGTGGCAAAAGGAGCCATTAATGAATGGAAACTTAGATAATAGGTATCTGCGTGCTTTTTCTGTCACTACAGATGCCTTCGGAATCGATCCACTACTTGACAAATTGGTTTCTTTCATACTTAAGCTGCAAGTTTATGACTTGCATGACATTACTCAGGATGAACGCGGTGCACCTGACCTGATTTCATTAAACGCGTATGGCATGGAAGACTTTTGGTGGCATTTAATGGTGTACAACGGCATTGTGTCTTTCCATGAGTTGCTTGAGGGAACCACTATCAAGCTGCCCATGCTTGGCGACCTAATTTCGTTGACCACTGACAACATAATCCGTACTGGCTCTGCCCGAATCATTACAATTTAGAGGCCAACATGATTATCATCGGTGATTCTCTTTATATAGACATAAAGATAGACGGGCAAAAGCTGCCAGTAGGTGCAAATCTAATATCAGGCATAACATTATGTGAAGGTAACGGTGCCTTAATTCCATCTTTCGAGATTGTTGCTGCCGACATAAGCAACGTGCTTATTGGAGATCAGGCAATTACTGACGGCAACGTGTTTGAGATCACAGTTGGTCAAATGAAGGGATCAAAAGTATACAAACGTGAGTACCGTCTGTATGGACAGAATAAAAGAAACTTAGCCAACGGCCCACAAAACAATTTGGTTGGTGTTCTCAACGTCCCGAAATTCTACGCAAAGAGCAATAGAAAAGCGTATAAGGGATTGTCTAGTTCGGCGCTATCAGAAATTGCCGGAGAGTGTGGCCTGAAGTTTGTAGGTCCTGACAAGTCTACTGATGACCAGCAGGACGTGTGGCTTAATGTGTGCAGCACACGTGCAAACTGCATGAATGAAATAGCTCGTTATGGATACATCGACGAGAATAGCGTTATGAGTGCCGCAGTTACGTCATTAAAGGAATTGCGGTATAAGAATATAACTGACATCTTTCAAAAAGACTCTGAAATCAAGTTTGTGCACAACGTTCTTCCAGAAAGTGGCGGAACTCAGTACCGCGTAGTTGAAGCCAAGGACACTTCGCATTCAAGCACTTCAAACAACTGGATGAACTACGGAGCAATTCGTAGAGAGCACAGGCTTGACGCAAAGCACAAGTCCCATAAGGACATGAAGGTAAAGACTAAGAGTCCTTTCCTGTCTATCAACTCTGACGTATCTGACGAAATTGAAAAGCAGGCTCGCATTGATTACATGCCAATTGATTGTGGCAACCACCATACCAACTATTGGAAGGCTCTGTATCAGAACCAACGCGGTCTAGCTATGTTGTCTGAGCGGGTATCAGTTTTGATAGACGTTGTGTCAGACGTGCAATTATATGACTTGGTGGTTTACCGACAAGCTGACGCTGACGTGTCCAAACCAGTAGATGCCACTGATTACTACATTGTTTATGGGAAAACGATTTTTGTTAAAGGCGGCACTTACTATGCAGAAAGAATCGAACTTGCCAATTGGAGTGCTACGCTCAAAGGCTCTGCCAATCTTGCAGGCGGCTAGCATTCTTATTGCAGTAGTTGGTGTTATTGGAAGTGCAGCAATTGTTCTAGTGGAGACTATACGTGAGTGATTCCAATGCAGCAGTCCCAGAAGCACGAATCGACCTGTCAGCAACAGGAGCATCAGACCTAACTCTCGCCAATAGAATAACGGATTTAATAAATCAAACTGGACTAGAAGCAGCAACCTTCGTTTTCAGCAACAGCCTTAACCAAATGACTTCTGTGCTGAGCACCATTACAGCAGGAAGTTCGTTTAAGACAGTAATCAATCTAATAAAGAAGTATGATCCAAAGGTGCCAAAGAGTCTTCCAGAAAAATCTATTGTTGTAGCAATAGGAGACTCCTTAGCACTGATGTCCGAGTTAAAGACAGGTGCCGAAAACATTGTATCGTCATGCAGACTTCTTGAAGACGCAGCGAAAGCGTCAGCTGCATTAGCACTGGAGCTAAAGACCTCTCGTCCTCTCTTGACTGCAAATCAGTACTCCGCAGCACAAAACTCCATCGTGTTTAGGGATAGTGGCATGTTTGAAGCGTCTGTACAGTCCTCTCTTGCAATAAAAGGATTGTACCATGTGTCAAACACTCTAATTGGTATCGAGTCCTTAATTAAGATGCTGGCCCCAACTATTAATGACGCAGCCTTTAGTAAATTTTGCTCTATAGTGACCAGCATTGTTAGAGTGTATTACAGCACAATTAAAACGTTTGTGACTGTGTGGAATGATACTATACACGTGCAGTTCTTGACAGACGTTCCAGATGCTCGTGCTCAGCTGGTTTTGCACGACAAGCAGAACTTAAATGCTGTTACTCAAGTAATCAATTTTCCCGTTGTAGACATGGTTACCCATGTAGAAGCAACACTAAAAGAATTCCGCCGAGTCACTGACCAGAAGACGCCAAATTGGGTGTCCTATGGTATGCTCCCGTCACTGGCTGTTGACGGAAGTCCAGTGCAGCTGATAAATTCAGTGCTCAACAATTACTCCGCAGTTGAGTCCTTTACAACAATTCAAAAGTGGTGACCTATGCTCAACGTAACTCGTGACATGAAAGACCGACCCGGACTACTTCCCGGACGACTATATCACGCAAAAGTGGTGAATGATAACGACCCGAAGAAGCTTGGTCGTATTCGGGCACGCGTTGAAGAGATGTTTGACGGTATAGAAGACGATGAGCTTCCTTGGGCAATCCCTCTAAGTAATATTTCTAACGGAGCCTACAAAGATCAAGCTGGGGACTTAGCTGTTCCGCGTAAAGACTCCATCGTAATGCTGAGTTTTCAAGATGGTTCCCCACTTCATCCGATCTATCATGGGTACTGCGTAGACGCAGACCAAAAGATGGATGAAGCGACACTTCATTATCCGGCACGAATTGTTCATAAACTTCGCAATAAAGGCATGGTCATAATTGATACAGCTACCAACGAGGTCTTTATCCGTAACGCTAAAGGCCCGTTGATGCCCGGTGGCGATGGTAGCAGCGACAGCAAGGGAGTTCCACCCGGAACAGTTCATATTCACATAGAGGGTGACGTGAATATGGAAGTAAAAGGAAACATGACAGAGAAGATATTCGGTAACCGTACTATTTGGGTAGGTGGAACGCAGACCGAGACTATCGTAGGACGCCACACGCAGTCATTGGAGAATGACAACGTGGAGCACATCAAAGGAGCTTCCTTTGTTCGTCACGAAGACGTGTCAACTACGATCCACGAAAAAGCCGATACAGTTCAGCATAAAGACGGATTGATTCACTCAATGGAAGGTGATTCGGTCGTGTCATACAGCGGTAATAAAGTTGAGCACTGCAAAAAAGACAGCAGCACTATAGTTGACGGCAGCATGAGTGCTAGAGTAGGCAAAGACAAAGACGAGAGAGTTTTAGGAGATTCTACTCACGCAATTAAGGGCAACAGTTCTTTAGTCGTTGAATCTGACCATTTTCAAACTGTCAAAGGACATAGTCGTATCATAGCAGAGAAAAATCAGGAGCTGGTTACGGGCGGAGACTGCGTGTCTACTACTAACGGTAATGCTACAAGTACTGTCAAGGGAAGTGTCACCACCAATGCTGATGGAAGCCTTACTTCTAATGCCTCAGACATAACTCAAAAAGCAAGTAAGATCAAACTTGATGGCGAGACAAATATGACTGGAGGTGCTAATGTTGGAGGTGACGCCAACATTGGGGGAACTATGAGTGCAGGCCACTGTAATTGTCCATCTTAATCAGAGGATTGTATGAACTTTCTACAAAGCTTGAGTAGCATCACTTCTGCTGTTGGTCAAGTAACCGGGGCAGCAAACAGTGCTGTCAACGGCGTTCAAAATCCAGATGTGCGGTCTCATATGGGAGCATTTGGAAGTGCTAAGTCGGCGTCAAGCAACTTTTTAGTGGGTCAGCAAGAACAGAAGATAGCGACCGCAGTTAATAACAAAGCAGTCGGCACTGTTGCACAGTCTTTTCAGTCTGTCCTAACTGACACTGGTGCAGGGGCACTGCTAAAATCAGTTAGTGGTGCAATTGCAGCAGTCCAATCCGCAGTGTTTGGAAGTCTCGGTGGCCTCACTCAGTCAATAAATATGGCGAAGAACGTGAGCAACCAGATAAACAATGTTCCAAACTCGATGATGAACTCGTTGGGAGACGCAGTTGTTAATTCAATTAGCGGCGTAAACGTTGATCTGACAAAACCTGTGGAGACACTCAATTCATCCATAAATAATTCCCTAACCACTTCGTCTCTGAACGCCAACAAAGTAGTATCCAATGGGTTGAGTGGCGTGACCTATGGAGTATCTGGTCTGTCTTCGTCAATGTCGACAGTAACTTCTAGTATAGGACTTGGGCAAGTAGGCAACTCAGTCAGTGGAGTTTCAAGTGCAGCAGTTGCTGCTATGTCAAAAGTAACGGCTTTGCCCAACGCTATGTCGTCAATGAATAATGAGTTTGGGTCAAACGTACGTAATGTAGGACGTGACCCGTCAGTAGACAAGTCAATCAATGATCTTGTACGAGAAATTGCTAAGACTGATCCCGTCAAGGCTGCACAAGTAAATTCTCAGCTTAGGCAGTCAATAGATTCTGTTGCAGCGTCTAAAGCAGATGAAGTTTCAAAATCCCTGTCAGAGACGACTGCAAAGTTTAAGGCGGATAGTGAAGCTCAAGCAGCGTCTGTTGCAGCACCTCAACCTGCACCAGCTGCTGGACCTGAAATGGGCCAGCAACTTGGTGGTTCTATTGGTGACTCACTTAATCAGCTGGGGCAGTCAATACAAGAATCAGACAGTGTAAACGCAACAAACGCAGCAGCAATGAGCAACTCTATAGATACGTTGTTCGCAAGCCTTCCAAATCCACCAAAACCCCCAACACCGACTGTTCCTGAATGGCCCGGAGTTGCAGGAAGCCGCTCAGGAATCCCATACTCATAAACATGTTTATAGTAATTTGAAGAATTGGAGGGCCGTATGTCAATATCAATAAAACCATTGTCGTCAGCGAGCAACGTTGTATTTAGCGACGTTAATTTAAACGTCAACAGTGGTAGCCCTCAAGAAAAAGTATTCAATTTAGACAGTATTCAGAACAGCATTGTCACTATTCTAAATACTCGCAAAGGGTCACGTGTTTTTAACCGACGCTTTGGCAGTCTTCTTGAAGACATTTTGTTTGAGCCGATGGACCAATCCACAACAAACCAAATAAAAAGCGCTCTTCTAGACGCAATTAGAGAGTGGGAACCACGAGTTAAGATTCAATTAGCTACAGTGCTTCCCGATTATGAGAATCAACAGTACTATGTAGAACTTGTATATATAGTTCCGCAACTAAGTAATTCTTCGATAACTCTAAACTTCAATCTGTCACAAAACTTATAACATGGCTACTTCTGGAATCCCCCTTCTTCTATCCAATACGACCCCGGACGTAGACTCGCTTATTTTGCAGATGCAGTTGTACGTCTCGTCTAAGCAGTCTTGGAAAGACTTGATTGCGTCCGGGACAGGGCAAACTCTAATTGAGCTGATGGCGTCTGTGGGATGCTTCAACCAGTTTGCAATTGAGAGTGCCGCACGAGAGTGCTTTCTAACAACTGCTGCTCGCGACAGCTCAGTATATGCGATAACTCGCATGCTTGGTGTTCGCATTAACCGTAAGAGTCCAGCTCACGTAGAAGTGAGCATTACTCGTCCGTCAAGTCGTATCGGAACTCTTGAAGTAATTCCAAAGTTTAGTCAGTGGACAGTGAACGGCGTTAAGTTCTTTAACCGAGAGAATATCAGTTTCCAAATAGGAAAAGTGTCGCCTGTCATATACGGTAAGGACTCTAGTGGAGCACTAGTCGAGTTGCCCACCACCCTATACGAAGGTGAAGTTCGCCAACAGATTCTCCAGTCCGATACTTCAACCTTTAGGGAAATATACTTGGAGGAACCCGGTTTCGTTGTCTCGAACGAGGACGTTCGAGTTGTGGTTGTCAGTAAAACTGGTGACCGAGTTGCATGGACTCCTCTGCAAGAAGGACAGGGGATTTGGATGTCAGGTCCTGGGGACAACAAGTACTACAACTCAACCTCTGGATTTGGTGACGCGATTCTTGCGTTCGGTGACGGATTCCACGGAGCAGTTCCTCCACCAGTATGCAACATTGAAGTAACGTATGCCGTTACCAATGGT